CTACCCCCTTTCGTACCAAGCGTTTATTGAATATGTGGACATTAGTAAAAGAAAAATAATCATAGCGTACCAAATAGGGACTATTCCCGAAAATGAACCTACAACTATTGGGGCTGCACTCATTGCCATAGCAACTGCTGCAGATTGAAATGCGTAAAACAAGCCTATTCCAGCAAAGACTCCTATCACTGAGAGCCACATTGAGTACCACAATGCGTCAGGAAGTTGTAAACCAGCTGGTGGCTTTAAAAACCCTAAACCTATTAAATTAGACCTTTCAGCCTCCATTACGGAAGGGTCATTTCCACCATACCAGCGCCCAATAATGTCCGCAGTTTCTCTTTCATAAATACCTGTTGATGCTTGTGTTGATATTTCTACCGAAGAAATGTTAACCGAAAAGTTACTCTGATCTCTGTCAAAATAATAATATAAAATATGCTCTGTGCCTGTGCCTGATATGTCAGCAACTGTCCCCGAATAATTGGGGTTCACATAACTAGCAGCCGTTGAGTCCTTTGGGTTAAATCCATAGGTGGCGACTCTTGATAATGAAGAAGTCCCTGTCATTATGTCTATAAACCTAACTGTGTAAAATTTTAAATAATTAGAATGAGTTAAACTTGAGGCTGTGTCTTGTGTTGCCCCCATTACTAAGTTTTGACCATTACTCGTGGCTAACGCTCCAGCTTGAGTACATTTGTTGCCTGTTCGAACCCTTAATGAGTTGGTTTCTGTGACGCTTAATTCAGCGTTGGGTTTTACCTTAAATAATATATATTTGTTTGAGTTTGTAGGAGTTATTTCTATTGAGCAACTATCTGTGTCTGAAAAACCCTTAACAAGTTGTCCCCCACCATTGGGGCTGTCATCAATAAGCTCTAATTTATAGCCTATGCTTAAAGTCTCGTCATATTTTTCTAAAATTGTCCCGTTAATTTGGGGCAATGATGTGTTTATATTTTCTAACTCTATAAATATTTCAAAGGCTGGTTTGTTAAAATCATTAGCCGAGCTTGAGTTTAAAACCTGTAAGTAATCAGAACCGCTAAAATAAATACCTTGGTTTCTCGTTATGTCATTAGCACCCATAAGTGTCCTAATTGATCTACCAACTGTCTGCCCCGAAACGGGAAGGTCGTCCACTGTTAGCCACCACGAGGCTGCGTTTGTGTTAGTACCTGTTGCAAATAATTGTTGTTCATTTTGTAGACTTGATTGATAGGGATATAAACTCCAACCAAACTCATCTATATATTTATTGTTTTCAATCCAAGTTTTAAATGGAACGGGGCTTATTAATACAGGTTGATATGTAAGGTTTGTTGAGCCAGTGTTTCTAATAGTCGTGTCGAACCTATAACAAAAATCTGTGGTCGAAACTGCGTTGATTTTACACCAGTCTATTTTGTCGCTAGTTATATATAAAATACCCATTAGAGCCACCATTGACCCTATAAATAAACCGCTGATAGGCTTAGGAATTTCACGACGCTTAAGTCTAAATTTTTTTATAAAAGTTTTACTATGATCCAAGACCAATTAATCCTCCAAACTTTCCGACTGCATTTCCAAGTGCTGAAATGAATCTCGCAAATAGTTCTAGTGATCTGTATGTAATTACAACAACAGAGCTCATTCCCATAAATATTAAAAGCCATCTAACTGTTTGATATGGCCAAGGTGAGTCTAAATTCCAAAAGGTGTAATTAAGGCTTAATATATTAAAAACGTATTTCATCCAGCCAAAGGCAAGCCCACCAGCCCCTGTTATTGCTGCATAACCAGCCCCAATATCAAAACCTCCAGCATTAGCCTCTGACCCTGTTCCAACGTCAGCGTCCATAATATTGTTAGCTAATTGTTCAGCTGGGCCTACATATTGACCAGTAAAAGCCAAGTCCGAAATAGTCCCAAGTAGGGCTATTAGGGCGTACGGAATGAATAGGCTGGCAACAAGTCGACCTGACATTATTCGGGGGCCCTCCTTATCCAGTAGTATGATCCTATTAAAATCATTAAGGCGAGTCCTGAGAATAAAAACCCAATACTCACACCTCGTATAAATATGCTAGAAGTCATAATTAAAGCTGCGGATCCCACAGAAAATGGCATAGACTTAGTCACGGCCATTGCAATAGCTCCTAGTAAAATAGCTAATATTCCAAAAATAGTAGAGGCTAATTGCGTACCCTCTAGCCCAAGATACTCGTCTGAAACAATGTTAAAATTCTGAGTGGCCCCTGAGGCTGTTGCTGTTGCGTCAAGCCTTGTTTGTAAAGCCGACTCTCCTGTTGTCCTAGTAAAGCCTGAGTCCCCATAAACGCTCTCCGTTCCTAGTTGAAAAACGGGTCTGTCTGTTTCATTTTGAGCGACGTATATAATTCCCTTAAGGCTGTCCTCTGCGTATCTTTGTCCAAAGGGAGTAACTTGCCCCGTTCCTGATACCAAAGTGTTAACGGGAAGGTTTAGCTGACTTTCAAGCCTGTATAATATACCGCTGTCCCCCGAGAGTTCATTTCCTAGTGCTAATTGCCCTCCTGTATAGTTTGCGTTTGATGGCACTGCAGCCTCTCTAAGCGTCACTGATATACACGCACTTTGAGAGTTTTGAAAATAATAAGAGGAACTTTTAAGACATACTTGAGCAGTGGTAGATGTGTCCCACCCCCACTCAGAGGCTGGGGCTGGGTTATATATTCCAGCTAATCCCCCACCTATTCTTGGAATTTTAGGCTGATCGGCTTGTACAGAGCCTATTGGCACTTCATACTCTAGCCTCATAAACCCGCTTTTTAAGGACTCCCCATAAGCTGGAACAGGAGGAGTAAGTTCACACCCAGCTGGATATCCTAAAAATATGTCCTGACACCAGTAAGTGTTAGGTTGGTTGTTATTTGAAGCAGGTAGCTCATATCTTATTAGAACGAAAAAGTCCCCTGATTGTAATATGTTTCTGTATGCCAACGCTTCAAATATTTGAAAAGGTGGAGCACTTGCTGGAGGTATAGGAGTAGGGGTTGGGATTGGTGTCGGGGTTTGAGCGTGAATTTTGTTAAATGAGCCCTCTGAGACAAAAGATACAAACAACAGCAGACATATCGCTGCTGTCCACACTCTTATATCTTTTTTATAGTGAGTCATAATGTGTTTTTAAAAAATAAAATAATTACCGAGACTGTGAAGGCTGAAACTGTTAAAACACCTAACTGAAACCTTAACCACTCGTTTTTTTCTTCTTTAACCCTTTCTTTCATTGAAATAACCTAACTGCTCTTAATAATGCCCATATAAAAAAAGAGGCTGAAAGCCCGTATATAACCCACACCATCATGGGCATAGATGTGGTTGTTGCATTAGTTTGTACATTGTTTGCAAGTTGCAACATACTCATAGAAGCTAAAAATAAAAAAGGACAACTCATTTTTTAAAGCCGCCTTTGTCCATTTTGTAAAATTTTTTTATGGTTTTGTTACTATAGGGTCTTAATATCTCGCCCCACGTTACATTTTTTGGAACGTCCTCTAAAAATTCTTTTTCAGACTTGTTAAGGTCTTTTCTTTTATAATTTCTTTTTGGCATTATCTTCTAAAGTTCCTTGATTTTTTTTCTAGTTTTTTTAATCTTTTTTCATTCTCTAGGGTTTTTTCAAAAACCATCTCAGTACCTAGTACAGTTTGGTTTCTAAGTGAGTCTAGCTCTTCCTTTGTTGCATACTCATACTCTCTTCCTTTTGGCATTTAAGCCTCCTTTCTTTTTAAGTTGGGCCACCCGAATTGAGTGGCCCTATTCAATTAATAATTAAATTGAATTATGGTGTTGGCTTTTATCTAGTCGCCGTTTCCATTTCTTAGTCTCTTTGCTGCAACGAAAGCTATAAAACCAGCTACGGCAATTCCACCTACTGAAGCTACAAGAGGGATTAATCCCAAAATAGAAGCTGTTGCTCCTTGTCCTGTGGCCCCGTTAGCGGAAGTTACTGCTGTACCCGTGCTTGTAATAATCGTAGGAAGTACTGCAAGAAAGGCCACTAAAACTACAACTGCTAGGATAATATTCTGTATCTTATCGGTCATATTATGAGTCTCCGTTCTTTAGTTTCTTCGCTGCAACGAAAGCAATGAAGCCAGCAATAGCTATACCACCTACGGCAGCAACTAGAGGGATCAAATTCACTATAGATGCAGTAGCTGAGTCGTTCGCCGCTGTAGCTGCATTGTAAGCTGTTCCAGTGCTAGTAATGATCGTAGGCATTACTGCAAGGAAGGCCACCAAAACTACAACTGCGAGTATGATGTTTTGAATTTTATCTGTCATGGATAAAGTCCTTTTTTTCTTTGGGTTTCCCCAAGCTATTGTAAAAGGGTTAGTTGTTATACAACGCAAAACCCTTGCCAACACCTAGCACGACCACTAACAGGCCGCCCATGACTATAAAGAAAGGGTAGCGTTTTAAGACATCGTCTAAATAACTAGCTTGATCTACAGAAGCGTTAACTTTGTAATAAGTGACCTTAAAGCTGTAATTAGGGGTAGATGCAGTTAGACCAGATATTGTTACTGTTTGTAAGTTATTTGATAAAACTGAGTTTGAGGTAACATCCTGACTAATCGGGCTCGTCATGAGAACGTTCCAGTTCGGCGTTGAGGGTTGAAATGCACTCTTATTATCTAAAGTAATAGTACAAGAGGTCTCTCCCACTCCTGTCGCACAAGGTTTGTTGTCCTCTTGTGTGTCCGTTCGGAGGTCTTTTACTGCTGACCCTATCGTTGGCATCATAATTGTGACTGCTATAAAAAAGAAGCCAACTACAAAAAATGCCATTAACGTCAATCTAAACAAAGTAAGCTCTCACTCGTTTTAAATAACTCTTAGGACGAGTTTAGATATGCAGCAAAAAAGAGTGTAGTAAAAGTTAAAAAGTGTGTAAGATAGGTGCAAACTTGCATAAACTTGCATAAAAGGGGTCAAAGCAAGGCTTTCTAAGGCCGCTTACTTTGTTTTAATATATAAACCCCCCAGCGATTTAATCGGTGGGGGGCATTGCTTGAATCATAAGGGCTGCGTAATTAAAAGGCTTATAGCCAAGAGGGTTAGAACTCGCAGCCCCCATGATGCTCAGGCGAGCGTCCATTCGGAGGTAGATACTCACCACGAGTATATCGTAATTGACTTTATAATTTTTAATATTATGCCGTTGGCCTAATTTTTTCTAAAATTAGGACGGCGAGTCTAAAATAAAAAAATTAAAAGTCCCCAAGTTCAAACATTTCAAAAGTCCAGTACATTTTTTCTCTTTTGTCTTGCGTTGCAACATTCTCTAAAAACTTTTTTAATTGCTGCAAGTCCCAGTTAATCTTAAGATCTTTAGCTAGAAGCATTTTAATCTCCATAATCTGCATTTTATAGTTGCCTGTTTTTTTGGTTTGTTTTAATAAATGCTTATAAACTATGTCTTCTTGCTCTTCCTTACTTTTTTGAGTAATTTCGTCTTTTGTTAAGGTTTCGGCATTTATCAAAGCGTGGGTGTCAAATATTGGCCATGCTTTGTACATATCGTTGTAATATTTCTTTTTTGTAAATGATGGAGGGGCAAATTGCCCTTGATGTACAAAACGAACCCCAACGTTTCTGCCCTTTTCTTTTTTAGCTGAGGAAACAAACCCTACTATGTCAGTCTGTTCTTTAAGTCTTCTGTCAATATTATGCTCAAACTGAGTGGTATAAAGTACTGAAATTCCACGCTTTCTTATTTGCATTAAGAACTGGCTTAGCATTATACCCCCGTAACCCATGCCGAAACGAGCGTCTAATAAACTTTGCACCTCGTCAAATAAAATTAAAGAATTATCAAGTGCGTCAACACCTGTCTCTAAAAGGTTCACAACTTCTAACAAAGAGGTTCTTCTAACCCTTCCATCATGGTCGCCCCAAAATTCGTGGCTGCTATCAATAAAGCCATTATGTAAAACCTTAAAGTCATTAAATCCTTTGTTTATTGCAGAGGCCCACTCCTCCATAGCCATCCTAACCATTAAGGTGGATTTACCTGATCCTCGTACTCCTAATAAAGCAGTGACAGAACAGTCCTTATAAAAGAACTGATCTCTATTATATTTTTTTTTGGTTTTGTTTTGCGGATCTGCAGTAGTCATTTTCTATTACCTAAAAACCAATTTACAAAAGCTATACCCGTCATAAAACCTATATAAAAGGCTAAAAAAATCCATATATAGTCTAGGACTTGTGTCACGGAATAGGGGTGGCTATTGGTAAGCCTATACCAGTCGGCTCAACATACGCTGCACCCTGAGCACTTGATAATACTATTATTGTCAAAAGACCCCCACCAGCTATTAATCCATAAATACCTACTTGTATTGTTTCCCCCCACTGACGGGCTTTAGCCCAAAACATAGCTCCAACACTATCTTGGTTAAGGCTTCTTTTTAGGTCTCCAGCTGTTATGTTCGGTAAAGGTTTTTCTTGAAATGGGTCAAAGGGGTGGGTTTGACCATTTATAGTAATCATAACGGGCAAAAGTTTGTTTTTATTAAGCCAAAAATAAGGTCTTGGAATTTTTAGCCAGTCCTCTTTTCGCCAATATTCAGTAAGAAACCTAGGGACTGAGTCGACTATTATAATTCTTAAAACTTTACGAGTTCGGCTGCTACATAAATAAGTATAAAAAGCAAAGAAGCCAAATAGGGAAAGACACGCTAAAATCATACCTAGAGTAAAAGCCCCGTAAACAATAGACAGAACTCCTAAACTAAAAAACATAATAGTCGGAACTCCTAATATTATTAACTCTTGTTTTTTTAAAATATTTATAAAATTATAATTGTGTTTTTTTAAATCCATTTTTACCTCCTATAGGTTTTTTAAATAATCAGGAAGAACTTTTACTAAGACTAAAAATGCTATTATTATTAATTCAAAAATAATTCCATAGCTTAAAATCTTTAGTGCTGTTTCTTTTGTCTTTGCTTTAGATTTTTCAGCCTGTGCTGCGGCATTTCTAAAAGACTCATTTTCGTGAAAAACAAGAGACTTAAAATCAAAGTCCTTGCCGAAATAGTTGCCTTCAGCGTCTATTTTGAGTGGTGCTGGGTCAAGCATTCTTGCTGCAAAGCCCAT